GGGACAAGTGAGTTTAGTCTCTCAATGTCAAAGACATTAGCACCAGACACAATAAAGGCTTCATCAGCCGTAGCAGGGTACTCTTGTTGAAACTTTAACTTACCACCCTCTGCTATTTTCAATCTACGCCAATAGAGTTGATCATTGTCTAACCCATAGTTTTCTACGAGAGTGTCTTCCTCAATCGTTAACTCCATACCCTCAGGGGCTGTACGCCTATATTCAGGGGTTATAAACCAGGGTAGGAAGATTGGTAGGTATTCATTCTCCCCAGCCATAGCACCCTTCCAGAGCCTGTAGAACTCCCCCTGAGCACCATTAGCTGTTGACTCTAAGATAACCTCAGTGCCTGGTGCTTGGGATATACCTTGGAACAAACCAGCCAAGATCTTCTCATCATGAGTCCAGAAGGCTACTTCTGATAGGTGAGCAATAGTTGGTGTAGTACCACGACCAGCCTCCGGAGAACCCGCTGTGTACAAACGATAGGAACCAATAGCATCCTTATCATTGTAAGCAGGGGACTGTATCTTAATTTCTTTAGCGTTAGATGTAATCTCCTTAGGTACTAAATCACCCTGCATATTCCTAATCAGGTTCTTAGACATACTAAACAATGCATCAGATGTAGCAGAGTCGTGAGCCATAACTACTGATCTGGAGTGTGGGGAGAAGTATGACTTCCAAAAGACCCTACCAGCACAATATGTACTAATACCCTGTTGTCTAGCCTTAAGGATAATAACCCTAACCATACCAGTCTTCTCTTGTTGTTCTGTGAGGGCATCTGTTATACGTTGTTGACACTCATTGAACTCAAAGGGTATAAAACCCTTAGATGTATCCTTAGTTATAATCTGTATTTGTTCTTCAGCAAAAGAAGTAAAGTCATTCTCATACCCCTTTAGCTTAATCCTCTTCTCTTTTTCTTTAAGAAGAGTCATAACCTCTTTGTTATTCATGGTGTATCCTCTATATCACATTGTCCCTATAAGGGACTTAGAGATCTTGTGTGTATATTTGTGGTATATTTTAGGATTCTGTGTGTATCTGTACAGGTTTGGGTACCCCTTGGGTTTGTTAGGAGGGTCTTTGAGAGAGAGCCTGTAAGTATTGTTTTTTATTATAGTACCCTTATATATCTCATGGTACCCCCCCAATCCCTCAGAGGTCCTCTCAGGTAGTTGTCTATCTTTTAGGTACTGTGAGGTACTCTGAGGTCTTATAGGTTCTGTGAGGCTCTCTGAGAGTGTCTACTATGGCGTAGGTTCTAGCGGGACTTTGGGATTGTGTGGGATTCTATGAGAGACTGTGGGGGGATGGTGTATCATTCTCTAAGTTCCTTATAGGGAGAAGCTATCCAGTCCCTCCCTTAGGTTACTATATATACCTATACTATAAGATCTCTCAGTATCTCTCAGCTCTCTCAGTATCTCTCAACTCTCTCAGTATCTCTCAGCTCTCTCAGTATCTCTCAACTCTCTCAGTATCTCTCAGCTCTCTCAGTATCTCTCAGCATACTCTCAGATAAGACCAAGCTATGTATATCTCTTAGGTTCTTATAGATCTATCGGTACTGTGTATGATTGGTTCGGATAGTATGTGATCTGTCCACAGGGGCCAGATCTAAGGAGAAGTATAGGGGTTGTACCTGTGCTGAATATATCTTGAAAGGATATACAATGATACACTACACCAAAAGATCACCCATCACTATGAAAGACAACACAATCGAATTGGATATGATTCAAATGGTATTCGATGATTGTTATGTTGCATGGTCAGAAGGAGCTTTCATACAGGATGCCTTTCCAATGCTCAATCAAGATCAACGTGAGTTCATAAAGACTGGTCTTACACCTGAAGACTGGTTGATGCTATTCGCTGATGATCGTGAAGTAGAGGAATCAAAATGAAACTCAACTTCAAAATAAACATCTTCAAGTCCTACTCTTTCAAGGATGATGTAAATTGTGAGTTGTCGTACCACATAGAATCAAACAGAATACCAGACATCATCTCAGGTTGGGAAGATGCTGGTTATGTGGTACGTATAAAAACACCAATGTATTATGAAGGAGGCAGCCTATGTGCAGTCACATAAACAACATAAAAGTAAAACACCTCAACGAAAATATATCCATAGCACAACACACAGAGTATGAAGGTGGTGTAAGTGAGGTGACCATAGTTCAAGAGGTTGCCATCTTACCTTCACACTCTGATGATTGGGTTATAATGAGGTATGACAATACTCTGGATAGTCTCATAGAAACTCTTCAGAATGCTCGTACTATAATTAAAGAACGAAAAGACATTAAACATGATATCCCTAAAGTGTGGGATGCAGATGACATAATAGACACATACGATTCATCTCCTGATATAACATTGAAGGAGTTATCTCTTAGGTCTGGTTGGTCAGTCAGAGAACTACTCTCACTTCTAACACATGACGCTAATTATCACGATTAACACATAAGGATGTAACCAATGACTAAGCTAACAAAAGAACAAGCTATCAAAGCAACTGTAAATAAATATCCTCTTATGACTGTTGAAAAAGCTAAATATTATGTTGAAGAAATCTTGGGGTATAACTAATGATAAAGCATTCAATAGTACTAGCGTTGCTGGCTGCACCTGTAGCTGCACAAACTAACATCACTGGGACAGTAAAGCACTTTTACTATTCCTATACTGAGGAAGTACCAGAGACTAAAAGGGTATGTGAGACAGTTCAAGTTCCTATCTACAAAGAAGTAAACAGAGGTGCCTCTGGTGCTGATGTCTTTGGTGGTCTGCTTCTAGGTGGACTACTAGGTAAAGCCATAACAGGTAACGATAAGGGGGCTGCAGCAGGTGCAGTACTCGGTGGTATAACATCAGCAGAACATAACAGAACAAAGAAAGTTATCTCTGGGTATCGTAATGTACGAGAGTGTTCTGAAAAGACATACACCATGGAATACCAAAGAGAAGCTTATGATTATAGTGAGTTAACATTTAGGTTAGATGGTAATACACACACTGTCATGTTTGAAAGACAATGAGTATGTCTGGAGAAATAGAGCTGACTGAAACCAGTATCTCAATATATATAAATGAGATCTATGAACTGCACAAAAAGCATGGTCATGGCATCAGACCCTCATGGGCTATCGATGAACTTGATAACCTATACGATAAGTTGAGGCATGCTGGGGCTAGACTAAAAGATCTAAAGAATAGTAACTAATAGTAATCGACCCACAGGGGGATCGATTTAAAAAGAGAGATGTACTCTCACAATCCATGTAAAGGAAAACCTATGGAAAAGCCACGTAACTATCTAATCACAGACATTGAACTTAATTGGCCTAATCTGGTAACACCACGATCACCTTTCGGTACTTCAATATATGAGATCCAAATTGCAACAGATGATTCTGATGTAGCTAAAGATCTCATTGCTAATCACATTGCTATGAAAGAAAAAGATGGCAAATGGGTAGGATCACTTAAGCGTAAAGAGTTCAAAGCTAATGGTGAGAACAATGGTAAAGTTCGTGTTGTCGATAACACAAAGCAACCAATTGACGCCTCAACATTAGGTAATGGATCTCGTGGTAACGTAATCTTGTTTCAGTTCCCATACGATAAAGCTGGACGCCAAGGTATCATGAGCTCACTTACTGCTATCCAAGTAACTGACCTTGTAGAATTCAATGGTTCTAACACAATCGACTTCGATGTTATTGGTGATGTTTATCCTACCGCATCGTCTACTGTTGCTGGTGTTAAAGACGAAGACCTAGAGACAATGTTCTAAACATCATATATGAATCCGACCACGGGGGCCGGATTTAAAAAGAGTAATGAGCTCAGCATCTCAATAAACTGCTGATTTAATTCCAATACAACACACCTCCCGTGTTGTCTGTTCCAACTGTTGAGTGTGGGTTCTTTAATCCTTTCAAGCTCAAACTCCAGTTGGGACAACCAATACAGGTGACTCCGATCCGAACTCCTTGCTGAAGTTCTCGTTGAGGTCCCTGTACCCCTGACTGTTGAGATCCCGTAGTAATGCTGCGATGAGATCTCCAGTCAGGGTTCATAGTTTTTAAATAGAATCCCTTACGGGATACTGTTTTTAAAGAGAGATCCTTCAGATCTCTATAGGATTCCTGCAGAATCCTTCGTGACCCTTAGGGGTCACTCTGATTTTTGGAGGGTCCGACAAGGCTCAATTCCAACAAGAGGCATTTTAATATATCAATTTTATTTGGAGTATGGGTAGTTGGTTACATTATGGTTGCAACTACTAGAAAAAGATCTTAACTTAAATTAGTCACAGAAAGGCTAACAACATGACAACAGTAAACCCAATCGGTCGTAACAACTTGCAATTTCGTCGTGTAACAAATCGTTACGGTAAACCAGTAGGTTCATTCTCTGGTCACCAAGGCTACTTGTCTGTAGCTCGTGATGTTGAAACAGGTCAGTTTGTATCTCGTTCTAAACTTTCAACATCAACTGTAGATCGTATTCGTAATGTAATCAAACTACGCAACTTCAACTAAGTGTCCTATCGTGAAGAAGAACTACAGACTTCAATCAGAAAACATGTTGTAGAAGATTACAGTCTTGAAGACCTAGAAGAATATGTTATAGATGATCTTATAAGTAAATATGAAAGATCAGAAAGTAACATAGATAATATCATAAAACAAATGGAGGATGAAAAGATATGGATAAATGCAATGTCTTCTGGACAGCTGAAGGAGAAGTAGTTGTAGAGATCGCAGAGCGAGCACTCATCCTATCTCGTGTAGAAGCAGAAACACTCTTCACAGACTTGGGGCATACCTTAAGAGACATGCACGATTGCCTGGACAACTGCGCAGAGGACATGGGTGAACAACCAGATGTCTGAGATAATACAGTTCAAGCCTAAACCTAAAGAAGATACATTCAGAAGAATTGATGAACTATTCCATGTGACGATGTGGATTGGTACAAACGATGAGTATGAAATAGATATGCAAAGCCATGAAGACTACACAGAACATGAGATCTTCACAGCAATTGGTGCTCTCTATGCAACGTATGGTATAGAAAATGAATTCATATCTATTGATGAGGAAGACGACTAACCTAAAGAAAGTGAAACCAATGACAAAACCCGCAGTACATATATCTATTATGACAGGTAAACTTCAGGGTCTCAAGGCAATTAGCACTAACACTAAGACTAATGCGTATTGCATAGATCAACACAAGAAAGCCATAGAC